GATTAAAGTCGGTTGAGCCGCTCGTGGTCATCTAAATCTCGCAGTCTTAGCGGCAATGTTTGCCGGTTGCTTAACAAACTGTTTTCCTGCGCTTTTTCCAGCTCGCTTTGCCTTTGTCGTTGCAGCGTATTCTGAAGGTGTAAGAGACTTAATTGCCGCCTCCGGGAGGTATCGTTCGCCAGTTTTGCTAGATGGTTTACCACTTTTGGTTCGCCATTTCTGATCCCCCCAAGCCTTCAAACTCTGCTGCGGCGCTTTCAATCTCGGTAGCCTCCACCTGCGGCCTTATACTTCTTAGCTACAAGCTGTGCTTTTCTCGCGGACCACTGCCCTGCGCCTGTGCCATGAGTGGCTGCGGCTTTAACCTGAGCAACAATTTTTTTGCGTAGCCCCGGTTTGGTGTAATTACCTGCCGCATTTACCTTGCCACCCTCGGCATACTGCTCAAAGTCAGTATCATCCCGCCGAGCTTTACGCTTGGCAGTGGGCATTTTAGAGGGGGCAATAGCCCCCATGCCGCGAGATGCCATCATTTAGCAGCTCCCACCCTTCATATAACCGCCTTTTTTCATAGCAGTCATCTTGCCGCTACCAGCCATCTTGATCTGCGTACCTTTAGTTTTACCCTTGGTAGCAACACCATCACGACTAGGAGCTGCGGTCTTCACTGCACCCATTTTGGTTGGGGCTACGCCACCACCTTTAGCCATCTTTTTCATCGTAAATTCCTTTCCAACTGATTGAGGGACACCTGCTTTTTTAGCAAACTTTGGGTTGTGAGCCACCGCTTGCATGAACTTCTCTTGTTTTGCGCTAACTGTGGGCATCAGTACATCTTCCCACGGGTCTTACCACGCTGAGCGATACCATCAGCACGTTTAGAGGCTGAACCTACTTTGCCACCTTTAGCAAACCCACTCATACCACCAAGACCTTTAGCCGACATAGCACCCGCGCCAAACGTACGCGAAGGGGTTGATGTTTCTTTAGCTGCCTCTTCCGCAGCTCTGCGACGACGGTTTACGATATAAGCATCAGGCTCATTACCTAATCGATAACGGGCAAGTATAGAAGACCCAAGACGGCTTTCACGCGCTTTTTCGGCATCGGACTCGCGCTGCGATCTTTCTCCAGCGGTCTTCATACCTTCATACCTAGCTTTACTAGACGCTAAATCAGTAGGACGGCGCTTGGATAAATTCTCTTCTGCGGTTTCACGCCCACTAGGTTTAGATTCAGCGGGTTTAGATTCAGCGGGTTTAGATTCAGCGGGTTTTGATTTTGGTTTTGCTAGCTCGGTCGTATAAGACTTACCATTAAAAGTGAACTTATCTTTTCCTTCGCGTCTAGCTTGAGCAAAAGCAGCTTTGAATGTCGTCGGGGTTGATGGTTTAGTGCCTTTTAAAACAGATTCTAAACCTTCATCTTTTGCAGCATCATCAGGGCGATCCGCTCCAACTTCTCCAACTTCTCCAACTTCTCCAACTTTACTGCCTTCTTCGCCGTTATACCGCCTACGACCACCAAATTTAATTGACTTTTTCATCTTGCTTATCCTTTCTTAGCAAGCGCATCAATCTTTGCTTCAAGCCTTTCAAAGCCTGAATCAAATCGTTCCATAATCTTTTCAAGGTCTGCACGAACTTCTGCACGAGTGATGTGATCACGAGCGATTTCCTCCCTCGTTTTGTTTAGCAGAATTTGAATACGCTTCTGTTCGTCAGACGCGTGCTTAAGCATAAACATAACTAAAGCCACGAAAAACGATGTGACTAGGTTCCAAACTAAAACGCCCGTATCCATTTAACATTTCCACGCTCTTAGGGATTTGTTGATGCGACTATTGGGGTCATTAGCAGTTTTAGACGAAGTGAGCTTCTTCTTCATCCCTTCCATCCTGCTACAAAATGACTTCTTACGAGCACCACCTTCTGGCTGCGGGGGTTTGAGTCCGGGTTTCCCCGGATTCGCTGCGTTATACGAAGCTCTGCCCTTGGCATTCAAACCACCTTTTGGGTTTTTGCCTTCCTTGCGCTGCCAAGCTGGCGACTTAGCCATAGAACACCGTGATTTTTGCAGCAGTCGGCAGTGTGACATGCACATCTGTTTTAAACAGAATGCCTTCGCCGGGAATCAGGTTTGAAAACGGGTTATTTGTATTGGCAGGAACATTAAACTGCAACCGGATCGTACCGCTTGCTCCACCATCACGCAGAATAATATCGCCAGCAGTGCCCCCGGAGAGGCACTGATAACCCTTTACCCTAACCCGCCCGGACACCATAGTGCCTGTCGCCTCTACATGCGACGCTAGTACGTCGGTTTGCATCGCCATGATGCGCTCCTATTAGGAATCAGCGAAGGGTGTAGCAACCGTGCCAGAGCCTACTGCAACGCCAGTGACCATGTACTTGTTTGCAGCAATAGCAAAGATTTGAACCCATGTCCCTGCAACGCCACCAGTGGTGCTACCGTTAAAGTTGATAAAGTCGTTGGTAGCCCCCGCGCCAAATCCACGGGTTGCATCGGTCGTGTCACTGTCAATTGACAGTACATAACCAACGTACTTATCAGTTCCGTTAGTGCCGATTTTTAACGAAGATGTTGCAATCGTCGTTGGAACCCAAATGGTGTAAACCACACCCTCGTTGTTGGCCGTATTTGGGTCGTTGCCGGGGCCGGAAGACGAAGCATTGGCAGATGTGTTGATTGCAGGAAGTGTGAGAACCACGTTAGCAGCAAGTGTGCCGCCAACAGAGATGATTCTGCCGCCGTGCGATACGGGGTTAAGTGTAGTGCTAGAAGTGATTTCTACGATAGTAGACGGGCCTTGCTGATAAATACCGCCCAGCGATCTTACTGGACCGTCAAATGTACTAATTCCCATGATAATTCCTTATGCACAAGTCGCTTGCTAATCGGTGCATCGTCTGCTGGGACAGTTTAGCAAGCTGGTTTCCCAGATAGCTTTTTATATCAGGTTATTGAAGGGGTGTCAATAAGTTTATTGGATTTGCGGAGGTTTTCTTCTTGAGTAATAACTTCTAAATTCCACGGCACATGTAACCCACTTACAGTTTGACCGATAAGAGGTGTCTTGTGGTCCACGACGTACTTTACTCCAGTGGCTCTAGTCATCTCAATAGCTAAACGATACTTAAGGCGAATCTCCATTTTTTGCGCGGGTGTAAGCCATTTAGGTGTAGCTTGTTTAAATCTATAGCGGCGCATATTGACTAGTTCTTTATACAAATCAGGGTTTGCTCGCTTGTGTTTGTTTCTAGCACTACGGCGCTCTTCCGTCGATCTATTAGCAGCCTTAGCAATAACGGTTTCTTTATTGGCTTTGTAATACTTACGTTTAGCTTGCTGCCCCGCTTCTGACTTGTTGTATTCCCGGAAGTAGTCTGCGCGTTTTTCAGCCGCCTCTTTCCATTCAACCTTTAAACACTCGACACATGCACCTTTTGTTTTGCGTGGGGCTATGTGTCCATGCTTGCATGGCTCGCCTGTGAAGTAATACTTAGCTCCTGCGTCTTGGGCTTCTTTGCGGGTTTTAGGTAAGTTTGTGGTGTCCATTTCATCTCCTTTGTGTTTGACACAGAGAATAATATCATGGATGGACAAAAAAGAAAAGCCACCTTGCGGTGGCTTCTCCAAATCAAGATAACTACTTGATTTTATTAGGCTCCTGAGCTACCATAGATACCTAACGGATCGCTCACTCCGAATGAGTATCGCTCTCTCGCTTTATATCTTACATTCCCCGTGTCAAAGTCACCATCCATTGAATTTTGTAACGGTGTCCGTACAAAATGCTTCAGGCCGTTAGGAACATCGGTCGTCAGGAACCAAGCGTTAGTATCGGTCAAGAAGTGATTAACCGTATAACCCTCGGGGATCGAGCCGTTGTTCTTAATGGCGTTGATGTCGTTGTTGTTTGTAGCAACACGAAGTTCGGTTTCCAGCAAACGGGTTGCAACGAACATCAAAGCAGGAGGAATGATTAGCTTGCGGGGTTTAGCAGCGATCAAAAGCCCACGTTCATCAGTCCACGCAGCGATCTGGATCACTGCATTTTCCAACGAGGTTTCGTTAAGATCCACGCCCGTAGCGGTCGTGTTGCTGTTGACACCACCAGAAACCAGCGGATGCGAAGTTGAGAACAAAGGCTGACCGTCACCATAGGTAACTGCCGCACTAAAGCCGTTGTTCAGAACCGCAGCAGCTTTTACCTGCTTGGTATAAGCCATCGACCGTGCAAGTGCTTTGGTATAACGAGCAGACAAAGAGTCATACAAGTTATCTTCAATCGCTTCTTCAGTGATTGAAAAGCCATAAGCAATGGTCTCGTGCGTATAACGTGCGGTCCAAGCTTCCTGCGCGTTGTCATAAGCAATAGCGCTACCTTCGTTTTTAACTGGGGCAGCAGTAAAGCCTGACAGCTTGGTTTCCTCTTCAAACGAGCGTTCGGAAGATTCAGTTTCGTAAATCTCTTTATGCTCTTCGCCATACTTTGCATACTCCAAACCGAACAGGGCGTTCAGGCCGGGGAGCAGCTCTTTCAATAGTTGTGCGCGTGAAATAGCCATTTAAGTTTCCCCTTCCTTATACGCCAGTTGGGTTGAGATACTGATGTCCGCCAGCAACTGTCTGTCCCGTTACGTTCGGTGCGTTGAACTTAACAATGAACTCGCAGAAATTACCACTGGAGTTAGCAGTATCAGGAACCACATCAATAATACGAATTGGCAGTGTAGCGGTGGTAGTGGCACCAGCGGCGCTATAAATACCAACAGTGGAATCGCCAGTTTGCGCGTTTCCGTTCGTACCATCATAAGTGGTGTTTTGAACAAGCTGCGCGTTAGTACCAATCATGGTACGACCCAAGAAGGCTACAGACAA